GTAGAAAACCTATACGTCCAATCGACTTAGCGCCTTATGGTAAAATTTACGGATGCAATGCACTGTATAGAGAGTTCACTCCGGATCATTTAGTTGCAGTTGATGCAAAAATGATTAAAGAAATTACTGCTACTGGATATCATTTAAAAAATAAAGTATGGACAAACCCCAGTAGATTTACTAGAGAAATTTACGGGCTAAATCTTTTTAATCCAAACTTAGGGTGGAGTAGTGGTCCAAGTGCATTAAATTTAGCAAGTGAACACCAATACAGTACCATTTACATTTTAGGGTTTGATTACGAAGGTACAGGAAAGAAAAAAGAATTAGTTAATAATGTTTACTCTGGAACATTAAATTATAAAAAGAATGACGATAGAGCAACTTACTTTGGAAACTGGACCCGCCAAACTTCAACCTGTGTAAAAAAATATACAAAGATTAAATACGTTAGAGTTATCGAAAATACAAATAGCTTTGTACCAGATGTGCTAGTTGGAATACCTAATTTAAGTCATATAACTATTGAAAGTTTTATAAAAAGATTTAATTTAGCTAATTAAAATACAAAATAAGCTCGTTTGAGCCTATTTCTACGCACTTTTTTTTAAAAAGTGTAAATATAATTGACAGCCTTGACAAATAGGAGAATACAATGACTGATCGCAACAAGTTTGAAGAAATGCTTGAGCGCCTAGTGAACGAAGATCGTGCCGGCGCCGAAGAACTTTTCCACGAAATCGTAGTGGAAAAATCACGTGAAATTTATCAATCGATTATAGAATCGGAAGAAGAAGAAGAAGTTGACGAAGCTGCTGAGGAAGACGACGAAGAGCTAGACGAAGCTGCTGAGGAAGAAGAAGAAGTTGACGAAGCTGCTGAGGAAGACGACGAAGAGCTAGACGAAATGTTTGGTCTAGAAGATTTTGCTCCAGAAGCAGATAACAACCCAATGGGTATGGGCGGAGACGCAGATGATGACATGCTAGGCGATATTGGCATGGACGGCGACGACATGGATGACATGGGCGACGAAGAAGGCGACACTGACAGTCGTCTTGCAGATTTAGAAGATGCATTAGATGAACTCAAAGCAGAGTTTGATGCACTAATGTCTGGAGAAGAAGGCGACGACATGGATGACATGGGCGACGAAGAAGGCGACGACATGGATGACATGGGCGACGAAGAAGGCGACGATGAAGGCGACGAAGAAAAAGAGTCGTTTGCGTTTGAAGCTAAAAAAGACGCTAAGAAAGACGACAAGAAAAAGAAGTCAGCCGGCGAAGAAATGCGTGAATATGTAGAAAAAATTGCTCCTGCAAAAATGGGAGACAACGGTGCTAACGCTAAGTCAATAGTTGCTAAACCAAACAACATGGGCGGCACAACAGCTAATCTACGTGGTGGCGAATCAAAAAGTGAAGGTACTCAAGGCGGATTGTTGAATCCTGCTAAGAAAGATATGTCAACTGGTAACATCAACGTTCCAGGAGGCAAAGCTGGTAAAACTGCATTTAAAAAGAGTGAACCAGGCCACGGCGCTGAGAAAAAAGGCGCAGGTGAGACTGCTGACAAAAGTGCCGGCAGTATGTTAAACGGCGCTCCTAAAAGAGCAAAGTAAGACAAAAAAGGACCTATAATGAACTACTTAAGAGAGAGTTTGAGTTTCGACCAAGCCAGGATGATTGTGGAGACTGCCGAAGAAGGCAAAAATCTTTACATGAAAGGTATTTGTATCCAAGGCGGAGTACGCAACGCAAATCAGCGTGTTTATCCCGTTAACGAAATAGGCAGGGCTGTCAACACTCTTAACGATCAGATTACTGGCGGTTATTCAGTTCTTGGAGAAGTAGATCATCCAGAGGGTCTTAATATAAACCTTGATCGTGTAAGCCATATGATTACAGAAATGTGGATGGATGGACCAAACGGTTACGGAAAACTAAAAATACTTCCTACCCCGATGGGACAACTAGTTAGAACAATGCTTGAAAGCGGAGTAAAGCTAGGTGTCTCATCGCGCGGTAGCGGAAATGTTGCCGAGGATGGAAGCGGCCATGTTAGCGAATTTGAGATAATCACCGTAGATGTAGTAGCACAACCTAGTGCACCGGGTGCTTATCCTACCCCAATATACGAACACCTAATGAATACAAGAGGTGGATACAAGGCAATTCTAACTAGTAAAGAAGTTCAAGGCGACAAAAAGGCACAAAAATACATTGCAGAGAGCTTATTAAATATAATAAGCAGGCTCCAATAAAAGGAGAAAATTATGGAAGCATTAAGAGCCCTTTTAGAGAGTGATGCAATTACTGAGCAAATGAAATCTGAAATTCAGGAAGCATGGGATATTAAAATCAAAGAAAACCGTGTTATGGTAACTGCCGAGCTTCGTGAAGAATTTGCTAAGAAATATGAACACGATAAAGGTGTTATGATCGAAGCAATCGATGCTATGATTGGTGAAAAACTTGCCGAAGAGATGGCAGAATTCCACGATGATCGCAAACAGCTAGCTGAAGCAAAAGCACGTTATGCAATTGCTATGAAAGAGAATGCAAATCTTCTAAAAAGATTTGTAACAGAATCTCTTGCTAAAGAAGTTTCAGAACTACATGAAGATCAAAGATCAATGGCAGCAAAATTTGCTGTTCTTGAAGAATTTATTGTAGAACAACTTGCAAAAGAACTTGCAGAATTCCAAGAAGACAAAAAAGACTTAGCTGAAACAAAAGTACGTTTAGTACGTGAAGCTAAAGAACATATAGCAAAAGTCAAAACAGACTTTATTGCTAGAAGTGCAAAAGCAGTTCAGGAAACAGTTGCTAAAGGACTTAAATCCGAAATTGGTCAACTTAAAGACGATATTGATGTTGCACGTAAAAACGATTTTGGTCGTAAAATTTTCGAAGCATTCGCTGGTGAATATCTAAATAGTCACCTAAACGAAACTTCAGAAAGCAAAAAATTACTTAAGGTACTTACAGCTAAAGACAAACAACTAGCCGAAGCAAAAGCACTTGCTGCAAAGGCTATGAATCTTGTTGAATCAAAAAATTCACAAGTTAAGCGTTTGGTTGAATCTCAAGAACGTCAAAAAGTTTTAAATGAACTTGTTGCACCTTTAAGTAAAGATCAAAAAAGTATAATGACAGATTTACTGGAAAGTGTTCAAACTAACAGACTACGTTCTGCGTTTGACAAGTATCTACCGACTGTAATAGACGGTAAGTCGCCAGCAAAGCAGAAGGCAGTTTTATCAGAAGGCAAAGAAATTACAGGCAATAGAGACAATAGTTCGATTAAACAAGCTAGCGACAATAATGTGTTCGACATTAAACGACTAGCTGGATTGAAATAAGGAGAAAAATATGTCAGAACTACTAGAAAGTCGCTGGCAGGAGACAAAAACAGCCCTTCTTGAAGGCCTACAAGGCAACAAAAAAGCAGTTATGGCCACTACTCTTGAGAATACTCGTAAGTATCTCTCAGAAAGTGCAACTGCTGGTGCTACTTCTGCTGGTAATATCGCAACTCTTAACAGAGTTATTCTTCCGGTTATACGCCGTGTAATGCCAACTGTTATTGCTAACGAGTTAGTAGGTGTTCAACCTATGACTGGCCCAGTTGGTCAAATTCACACTCTAAGAGTACGTTACAGTGATTCGTTCACTGATAGTACTGGTGGTAGTGTAACTGCTGGTGAAGAAGCCCTATCACCATTTAAGATTGCGGAAGGTTACTCAGGTAACGTTACCAACTCTTATACTGCTGCTGGAACTGCTGTACTTGAAGGTACTGCTGGTAACAGACTAAGCATCCAAATCTTAAAGCAAACTGTTGAAGCTAAGTCACGTAAGCTAAGTGCTCGCTGGACTTTTGAAGCTGCTCAAGACGCACAAGCAATGCATGGCATTGATGTCGAAGCAGAAATCATGGCAGCACTTGCACAAGAAATTACTGCTGAAATCGACCAAGAAGTTCTACGTAGCTTAACTACTCTCGCAGGTAGTGCCGTTGAAACATACGACCAAGCTGCTGTTAGTGGTACTGCAACATTCGTTGGCGACGAACATGCTGCTCTAGCTGTTCAAATCAACCGTGTTTCAAACTTGATCGCTCAGCGTACACGTCGTGGTGCTGGTAACTGGGCAGTTGTTTCACCAACTGTTCTAACTCTTCTACAGAGTGCTACTACTAGTGCTTTCGCTCGTACTACTGAAGGTACTTTCGAAGCACCAACTAACACTAAGCTAGTTGGTACACTAAACAACGCAATGAAGGTTTATGTTAACACATATGCTTCAAGCGACAACGTTCTAATCGGCTACAAAGGTTCTTCAGAATCAGACGCAGCCGCTTTCTATTGCCCATACATTCCGTTGATGAGCAGTGGTGTTGTTCTTGATCCGTCAACATTCGAACCAGTAGTTAGCTTCATGACTCGTTACGGTTATGTAGAACTAACTAACGCTGCAAGTTCGCTTGGTAACGCAGCTGACTACCTTGGTGTAGTTGGTGTTACTACTGCAAACCTAAGCTTCAGCTAATAACTGAAAAATTAAAGAATAGGCCCTTCGGGGCCTATTTTTTTGAAATCTGTTCTTGACTTTTGTGTGTGCTGTGTTATGTTATTAAGTAATTAAACAATAAAGAGGAACAGAAAAAATGAAAGTTACACTAAGAAAAGCAAACGCCCTGCAAGCTGCAATTGCAGAAATGATTTCTGCACTTGATCTTGTAACTGAAATTTCTATTAACGAATTTGAAAAGCCAGAGTTAAAGCTCGACGAAGCAAAAAACAAGTTTGAAGAAAACGTAAACACACGTTATTACTTAATGCGTGTTCAATACGAAATTCGTCGTCAGGTTAGTATTGCCAATGCAGAATCTGGAATTAATGACTTGCTTGCGGAAGTAGCAATGACTGACAAAGACATTGCACTATATTCTAAGCTTGCAAAGTTACGTCCAGCACTTGAAAGCAAAGTAATCGTTGGTAAACTCGACAAAATCAAAGGTCGCGTTGAAGACCAATATTACGGTCGCGAAGAGCATGTAACAACTTCACTCTTCTCAGAAGATGAAATTAAAGATTTTAAAGCTAGACTCGCTTCTTTAAAGAAAGAGAAAGTTCGTTTACAGGACTTGCTACTTGAACGCAATATTCAAAAAGAAATTGAATTGAGCAAAGGTTCTGTAGACTTGTTGGCACAATCTGGAATTATTTAATAGATTTTGGTAGATATAAGGCAAGGCAACTTGCCTGAAACTACCCGGTAGGAAGAAGAAAAGAGAATAAGTTCCGTTTCTCGTATGAAACAATGTTCAGCGGTTCAAGCTTTGGCTAGACCTCCACAGATTGTGTGCTCTAACGTTATTAACACCTTTGATTAGGCCTGCACGTTGCTCGTTAGAAATATGCATTCCGTTGCACTTTGTGGGTTGCAGTTTGTTTCTTGCATGTTGCTTTGCTTATTACTCGCTTCTTCCTATTTGTTTATCTGAGGATTAAATGAAACAAAAGCCTTGGGAATCAAAAATACCCAAACCAAAGAAATTTAAAGATATTAAAAAATATTACTTAATAATAGATCATCATGAAATATCTTGGAAATGGCTAACTAACAAACAAAAAACCTTTTATGTTCTAAAAGGCTGTGAACTAATTGAAACAGTTATTGACAACAAAGCAGATTTGTCATAACGTTACTTTATGGATCATTATCAACACACATGGAACGAATACAAGGTGTTACTTAGACAGTGGCGCCTTAATCATCGCGAGTACGCTCCACAAATAATTAAAATTCAAAAGCATTTCGAAAGTTTGGAACTCGAATGTTCCAAACTTTTAATTGAATATAGACGATCTAAAAAGCAAATTTATATTGACAAAGCAGATGCACTACTCGAATCCGCTGGTAAACAAATAAAAACAATCTCAAAATTCGAATTCCTTGCAACTCTGTCTAAGTGATAAATACTTAGTCGAGAGTGTGCCTTATGGCGTACTTTATGCGGAAACCCACCGCGTAGACCTAGAACGTCATATAAGGAGAAAACAATGGGACGTCCACTTAGAAAAGATGTGCTTGGCGTAGATGTTATTGGTACATACGTAAGCAATACAGGTATTAGAGTTGAAATTTATGATGGTTCGTTAAGAACCGACGGTGTAATTATAAAACAGCGTGGCGCAAAAACTTTTCAATGCACTCGTGTTGGAACTATTGGAACTAGTTCAACATTTGATCACTATGTTTTACAAAACAGTACACCAAATGCTGCAAATGAAATGAGAATGTGGGGAGTATTATTAACAAACTCTGGCGCACAAATTAACATTCGTAAAATTACAAAGCGTGTTGCTACTGACTTTTCTGGCAACAGATATACATGGGTGCTAGATAACGATAGTTCAAACGATTACATTGTATTAACTCCTGTAGCGTAAGGATAAAAAATGTCATCTAAAAAAGTAGCTGCGTTTGGTGTTGACGAGTACGTAATTAAAGTTAAGCCTTCTGGATTTATAACACTTGACTCAAGTGTAACTGTATCTGGCGACTTACTTGTTGAAGGTACAACTACAACTATCGAAAGTAGCGATCTTATTATTAGCGATAATACAATAACTCTAAACTCGGGTGATACTGGGTATCCAGAACCTGCTGGAGGTATTTTTTTAAGAAATGCCGGACTTATTATAAATCGAGGTAATAGACCAGACGCACTACTTTTATTTGACGAAACAAAAGTTTTTAAAGATTCGCAAACTGGAAGCCAAACTTCTGGCGTTTATACGTTTGCAAACGACAACAATGATTTAGTTGGTATATATACTAACTTTATTGGCACATACAACAGCGATAATTTAATACTATTGGGTTCTGGACCCACAGGATCGGGCGCAATAACTTCTGTCGTAACAGTAAGTGGTACAACTGATTATGAAAAGCAAGTTTTTCCTTACACAGGATCAAACATTACACCAAACCCGTCAAACCCTGATAGTTTATCTAATCCAAATGACGATGACATAATACCCAACATTAAATCTGTTAAAGATTATGTTAAAGCATATGCAAGTTACAATTTTCCATATAAACTAGATAAACCTTTAGGTGATACCGAAGTAGAAGTATCTGATCTAGCAGCCGGCGATGCAATAAGTAAAATTACTTTTACAGTTGACGGACTTGTAAAAGCCACTGTGTTTTCTAATAGAATTGAATTAAATTCTATTAGTATTAGCAGTAATACAATTTCATCAACAGTAACAAATCAAGATATAATCGTTAGTCCTAATGGTACCGGTATTGTTCAAGTAGACACTCATTTTAATTTAACCAACCAGACAGAGCCTTCGACTCCCGGTGATGGTGTAACTGTTTACGCAGATGCAGAAGGCGACGGCGGAACAGGTATCTATTTTAAAAACGATACTGGGACTTCGGACGAATTAGTTAGCAGAAATAAAGCATTGTTGTATAGTATAATATTTTAAAGGAATTAACAGATGGCAATTACAAGCAGTTTAATCGGAGAAATTAATACAACAGTCTTACAAGTACCAGCTGATAAAAGATGGGCTGTAACAACTATTTTAGTTTGTAATTATGCTTCAAGTAACGATCAGTCAAATGACAGCACGTTTGACATGCATATTACACAGGGTGTTGGCGGCTCAACTAGTAATGCAAACAAAATCTTAAATAACGTCTCAGTCCCTGCACAAGAAACGTTTACACTAAGTACTGAAAGAATAATTTTAGAAGAAAATGATAGAATTATTATGATTAGTACAGACCCTGACAAGTTGTCAACTACTATTAGTTATTTAGAAGTATAAGCTTATGAGATATATTAAAGATCAAGTATTACACAGAAGAAATATAGGAGATCAACAGCTTGTTATTACAAGTGACGGCGATGTTGATATCAAACCTGCAAGTGGTTTTGTAAATATAACAGGCGACTTACGTGTAACTGGAAATATTGCCGGTGCTGAAGCAAATCAATTAACCTATTATGTTTCGTTAGAAGGCAATGACGATAACTCAGGATTGGGTCCTACTCCTGATCGTGCAAAAAGAACTATTAAGGCAGCAGTTGCAGCAGCACCAGCTGGATCAACTATTCAGATAGCACCGGGTAACTATTATGAAAACAATCCAATAACTTTAAAAGAAAGACAAACTGTTCGTGGTCTTAGTTTGCGTAATACTCAAATCTGGCCATTAAATAATCAACAGGATATTTTTTATGTTGACAATGCTTGCTACATATATCAAGTAACTTTTAGAGGACTTAGAGATCCGGGCTGGTGTGTAAAAATCAAACCGGGTGCTTTGGTTACTACTTCTCCATACGTACAAAATTGTTCTAATCTTAACGGTCCTTGGTTAAATGACGGCACAGAGTTTGTTCCGTTTGAAACAGTACAAATCGAAGGCGTAGAACCTACTGCAAGACCGATAATTAATGATGAAAGAGTACCACTAGCTAAACGTGTTAACGAGGTTGGTGGCGGCAACGGTATGCTTGTTGATGGCAATCAATATGATCAACGTTCTTTAGTTTTTTCTATGGTTGCTGACGCATTTACACAGATTGCACAAGGCGGCATAGGGTTTCATATTACAAATTTTGGCTATACACAAATTGTTAGCTGCTTTACTGTTTTTTGTCGTACAGGTTTCTTAACTACCAACGGCGGCTATCTATCTATATCTAACTCTGTTAGTGACTTTGGTACATACGCATTACTTGCCGATGGATTATTTGATACACCGTATACATCAGCGAGACCTGCACAAGATTATACTTCGACAATTGGAAGTATCAGTGTAGTTAATCAGGGCGCCGGATATGTAGGCAATCCTACAGTTGTTATAGATCCACCGTCGGCAGTTGGCGGCGTACAAGCAACAGCAGTTGCTTCTGTTGATCTTACCACTGGAAAAGTAACATCGATAAGTATGACAGAAAACGGTTCGGGTTATACAGAAATTCCTGACGTGACATTAGTCGGCGGCGGATATGCTGTAATAGCAACAGCCGAAGCCAATCTTACTTCAAACCAAGTTATAACAATTAATAGTTTTAGAGATCTTCCACAAGTAGGATCAGTAATTGTATTCGACGGCGATCCTATAAAGTATTATATTACAAATACTAACGTAACAACACAACCTTTAATATACGAAGAAGAAGTATGCAGAAGAGACGTTGCATACATCGTCGACGCAGTTTTAGGTGACATGGTTTTAGGAACAAATTATCAAGCAGTTGCAGCAGGAAGAAGTTATTTAAGATCAACATCAGCTAAAGTTTTAAGAGAACAGTTGGAACCTACAATATACGGTATTGAAGCAGCTAGAGATGCTATGCTAGAAAGAATACCAGATTCAGATCCAGCAAATGAAACAGCAAGATACGAGATTATCGAAAGATTCGCTATTATAATCAATATTATCGAAGAAGGTGATAGTTCGGTTGCTCCTGAAATTGTGTATGATAATCTATCCTTACCTGCAGAAACAATAAATTCAAAAGATAACATTCTTGCAAACAGAGATTTTATCATTGAAGAAACTACAAAGTATATTGCAGAACAATTTACAAATCTATCATACAATCAAGCAAAATGCGAAAGAGACGTTAGACTAATACTCTCAGCAGTAGCATATGACGTTTCGTTAGGAACAAATTATAATGCAGTAGTTGCTGGGTTAGCCTATGCTAGAGGTAATGCTGCATATGTACAGTCTAGTCAAAAAGTGCAAACACTATCGGCAATTGGATACGCTAAAAGTCAAGTAGCAGCACTAAGCGCAGTAAGTTCGAATGGTACAGCATTATCAAGAAGCAATGCAGCATTTGATGAAATTATCGACTTGATAAACGCAGGCGATAGCTCGAGTGCAGCAGATATTCAATATCCTTCACCGACTAATGTTACTTTAACTAGATTAGGTGCAAAAAATCATCTAAGAGCGAATAGAGAATTTATACGTACAGAAATTATCGCTTGGATTGACGATAACTATCCTGACTTAACATACGATGCAGTAAAATGTGAAAGAGACGTAGGATACATAGTTGATGCGTTAAGCTATGACATACTATATAAAGGCAATAGTGCAACAATAACTGTTGCAAGTTCATACTTTGTAGACGGAGTAAACCAACTTGGACTGGGCGAATCTGAAGCTACTATTGCTGCATACGAAAGATTACAATTTATCATTGGGCAAATTGTTTTAGGAAATGCTATTACAAAATCTCCACTAAATGCATTATCGCAGGACCTTTCTAGTGGAAATGCAACTGGAACAGAAGTTGACTTGCTTTCAGATTTAATGCAAACTATCATAGATGTTTTAGAAGATGATTCATTAGACAACTTACCGAGTATTACATATCCTGACAGTTCGTGGGCAAACTCTTTATTACAAACAGCTGAAAGACAGATATATGCCAACAGAGATACTGTAGCAACTCAAGTTACAGCATATATATTAACAACTTTCCCAGATTTTACATATTCTGTAGAAGAATTTAAACAGAATGTTAGTATTATCATTGATGCAGTTGCTAGAGACGTTAGACTAGAAACCAATCATAATAGTATAACTGCTGGTTTATTATATGCAAATGTTATAGCAACAGATCAATATGCTGCTACAATTGCAGCACTAAGAGAAGCAAAGCGTTTAGCATCTGATACTGTTAGTACAAATACAACAGTACAAACTGAAGTAATTGATAGATTCGATGTTATTTTAGATATAATAGAAGAAGATCAGCTGCCTAGCGAAGGCACAGTATTTCCATCGCCACCTGTTGCTTCTTTTGAAGAAATTGATTCTGCAAGACAACTGCAAGATAATAGACCATTTTTAGTTGAAGAATTTATTTCTTATACCGATAACAATCACGGCGGATTTGTTTACAACGAAGCCGATTGGAGGAACAAAGCAGGATACATTGTTGATGCGTTAACTCACGATTTGTTATACGGAGGAAATTTAGCAACACTAGTTGCAACAAGAGCATATTTCAACGGCGGTGTAACTAGTATAGTAGGCGAAGAAACTGAATTTCTTGATGCATTAAGTAGATTACAAGCTGTAATACCCGATGTAATTCAAGGTAACGTTGTAATTCCTTATAGCAGCGCCGAACCACAAATTTTAACACCAACTTTTGGAACTTCGACAGAAAGTAATACAGTACTTGATTTACTTGATATTTTAATTACTGCACTATCGGATTCGACTGGTCTTGAAACAACTCCGCAAAACGAAAGTCCGAACTTTACATGGCAAACTAGTTCAGTTAGCGATACCGTTGATTTATTAGTAGATGCTAGCCCTACAATTCAACAAGATGTAATTGATTACATAACCAATACAATTTTAAGTTTTTCATACAATATTGAAAAATGTGAAAGAGATGTTGTATATATTATTGAAGCAGCATTATATGATATAATGTATGGCGGAAATAAACAAACTAGACGTGCAGCACAAGCATACTATAGTAATGCAGTAATAGTTGGTCAAGAAGTATTTACAGAACTAACTTACAAACATCTTGCAACAGTAATGCAAACAATTGCAAAAAATACTCTTATTACAACTAGCGAAGGAGTGACCCTAACTCAAACTATAGGGTCGGGAGCTGGTACAACAAGTGCCGATAATTTATACATCTTAGTTGAAAAAATAGCACAAGTTATTAAAGGCGCTAGTTTACCAACAGAAATTAATCATAGTTACAGCCTAGGTGACGCTGGCCTAAACAGTAAACGTATAACAATACTCGGCGATTTAGCAAATATAGTCGATGACGCCATCTTTACTTTAAATGCAGAATATGGTGGTGTAGCAAACATTACACTCTTCCCGGGGCTTACAGCAGTTGTAGCAAATACATATTCAGAATTAATTAATGTTAGTACCGTAAGTACTTCGGGTCATGCATTTGAATATGTAGGTGCAGGAATTACTTACAATGCGTTACCGTTCTTTGGAGGTACTCCAAACGCCAATAACGAATTTATTGAAACAAATGGCGGAAAAGTATTCTCAACTAGTACAGACCAAATAGGTAACTTTAGAGTTGGTAATTTCTTTACTGTTAATGCTTTAACAGGTGCTATAGATTTACAAGCAAACGAAATTAACCTTGGTGGTATTTCAGCTATAGGGCCATTTAGAAGAAACGGTATTCCTGTTGGTGTTGAACTAAGAGAAGTTA